TTACCATCTGTCAGACGAGCCTCTAGTTCAGAAATTTGGGCTTTTTTTACTGCGTTAATGCACTGCAATGAATATTTTTTAACGGATACGTTTTTTAAAATAGGAGCTAACTCTTCCTCTATAATCTTCGCAATATCATCTCCAACCTTTATAAGCCCTGCTAAACTTTTTTGTGCGTCTGTCATTTTATCTAAGTCGTATTCAATGTCGTTAATAGTAATCATTTATACTGCCTCTTTTTTATTAATGATCTCTGATGGATCATATTTTTTTACTAACTTCCAATAAGATAACAAACTTTTAAACATATTCAAATGCCTTTCGTTTGTTTCTTTGTCCCACTGGTGTGCTGCTATTAGTTCTGGGTCTCCTCTGTCAACAAATATAGATACCCTGCTTGGGTCTTTGAAGTTGCACCCTGCTGCATATGCCGATAATTGCATACCGTGATCGTCAAATACAAGCTTAGATGCCTTCTTATCTTTTAACCCATCTTTAGTTTTAAAGTCAATAAATATCCCTGTTTTAGAATATAAATCTATCTTGCCTCCGTAACCTAAGTCAGAACAAAAAGAAGCTTCAGCAATCCACTCTTCATCAGGAAAAGTTTCATCCAAGTACTCTCTAATTTTAAGGTAGGGCTTGGTCTCAGTTCCACCAGCAAAACCTTGCTCTATCATTGCATGAATAATAGTGCCTCGCTCTGCTGCTTTCCTACCAACCTCTTTAGAATCTTTTTTACAACGGTAAGTAAAAGCAGCTAAAGATTCATCCTCCTTTTGCTCCAAACTTATTGCAGAGTTCAAGGCCTGGTCTATCTTCCAATTCTCTAAGGCTGGCTTTGCTGACATGCCTATTATAGTTGTCACTGAGGGAACGAAGCCATGCTGACGGGCATCTCGAAGAGTAGTATTTCTCTCCTCCCCATTCGCACCTATTATCGTGTAAGTAGCATCCCCATGCTGGTTATACCAGTGCCCAGCTTCACTCAACATCTACAAAGTCTTGAACTAATTCCGCCTGTATATCACTAAGCTGTTCAACATTATTTTCTTTCCATGAATTTAATGTTAAATTGTCAGACCACTCGACCCACTCATTAAACTTTATAAGGTTCTCTATATCTCCGTCAAGATAATCACCTTGCTCTACTTTTTCTATTACCACAGAACTCCATAAAAACCCTGTGTCGTGAATTTTAGAACCTAATGTATATCTACTTTTTAATAAGTTTTCAGCACATTTTGCTTCCAACTCAAGTCTTCTAGCTTTCTTTGCTTTTCTACGAGGGATTTCTTGCTGAGAAAAACCTAATTGATCTGCTGAAGCTTCTTCATTTTTGTTAAAATAAATTTCAATTTCGCTTAAACTCTTTTTATTTTTAACATCAAACAAAAAAGGTATAGGATCTTTATAACCTTTCAGTGAACTTCCAAATTCATCCAACGCCTGCCCATTAAAATCTATTGTCCCAAACAAAAGCCTATGTCTTTTAACGTCAAGGATTCTTTTTTTATAATCTTCTGGCCTATCTTTCCAGTGGTCATCAAAAAAATCAGGACAAACCTCATTAGGTATTCTACCTAAATTAGTGCCTCCCGTAGAATCTTTAAGAACATTTCCAAAAACAGTACCCTTAACCATTACTGACCTATCTGGTTTATTGTTTTCTACATCAAATCGCCCCCACTGCTCCCTAAAAGTAAGAATTCTAATGATTGGATTAATACAATACACCTTAGTTCCGTCATCTTGTGCTAGTTCATACGCTCCAGCAGGAATAACTTCAAGGTTCATGTCCTTGCCTTCAATGTTCTTAACTCCCATAATAGCTTTACTTGTAAGATTTAACCTCGCTAAAGTAGAAGACTTTGATTGTTTGTTAGTGTCACTACCTGATATATTGACAGAAACACCAACCAATTCGGCTAATGTTTTGTTATTTCCTTCTGGAATTATTAGTTCTGAGTTCATCTTTTTACCTTTGTTTTTTAATGTGTGAAAGAGTTACAGTTATACTATGAAACGTCTTTTAAGTCAAGCCAATTAGGGCCAATTTTTGCTTCTAAAAGCATAGGTACATTTATTTTTATGTCATAAGCTTCCTCTATAATTTGGCTTAGGTCAATGTTTAAATCTGATATGATTTGTAGGACATATTCTTTCTCATGTGGATGTATGTCGAGCACCATTGAATCGTGTACTGAGTTAACTATACATGTCTTCATAGGCTCTAACCTTTTATCTAACTCCAGCAATACAACTGGAACGATATCTCCAGTAGCAAAGCTTTGTACCGGGTAATTCTTTATCATAGTAAAGTGAGAAGGCTGTCCGTTTTTTCTGCGCTCCACATCAGGGAATGCAAACTGTCTGCCTGATGGTGTCGTAATCTTGCCATACCGGATAGCCTCGTTACCTAGCTTCTTGTGCCATTTAGCTACCCCCTCATACTTTTCATTAAAATGTTTGTAGTATGCAGCTTCTGCCTTACTTCTACCAAACCCACTCGCCCCGAACAAGGGGGCAAATGTATGGCCCTTTGCTACCTGGCGTGTTGTATGCTGTCCTGCATCGGTTATAACTTTAGCTGTGTAGGCGTGTACATCAAACCCTGTGTTAATTTCCTTCATCGCAACCTTATCTTGGGCTAGGTATGCAGCAACACGAAATTCTAATTGAGCAAAATCTAACTCTGCAATCCACCCGCCTTGCCAACGAGACACAAATACACGCTTCACTGGAAATGTCCCACCACGGGGCATGTTTTGCATATTAGGGTTACGTCCTGAGAACCGCCCAGTAGATGTTATGTGTTGTGTCAGACCTACATGTAAGAACCCATCTTCTTTAGTGTAGTTAGCTATCCCTTCAACAAACGATGATAGGTATGTTGAAACAGCAGATAGTCTTTGTATGTCTTCTAAGAACTGGATAGCTGGAGCCATACCCCGTGTCTTAGCTGTAGATATAAGAATATCTAGATTGCCTTTACTGGTGCTAAAACCATTGTTACTAACCCAGGTTTTGTTAGGGGGATTAAACATAAGTCCAGCAGTTCTATTGGTTGGCTTAAGCTGGTATCCTCTAGACAAACAATCTGCACATCTGCTTGGGTTCTTAAAGTTCGAGCCATCCTTTTTCTTTTTGTAGTGGCTACCTTCCCCATTACATGTAGGACAACTAGATGCTACTGTTCTATTAAGCATTCTACTGTTAGCTGCAACAGCATCCTTGAACTCTTGCGGGGTACGAGTAAATGAGAATAAGTCTACCCATTCTTTTTTGTCTATCACAGCACGAGAAAATATAACCTGGGAAACTTGTTCTGGGCTGTTAAGATTGACAGGAGTATCTCCCATTAGCTCTCGTATCTGGCTAAACAATCTCTTTTCTATATCAGCTTTCTCTTGCTTGAATAGTTCCCTTACTTCTTGAAGGGATCGTCTATCCACCCGGAATCCCCGCATATACATTCTTGTGAGGGTTCGACAGACTTTGAAGGTAATGTCTCGTACTCTATCCATTCTGTCTCCCTCGCTTTGGGCTCCGGCTTCGGCAGTAATAGCAGTGAACAACTCGGTAGTAGTGTCAATGTCACAACCAAGATAGTAGTTAAGCTCATCAAGCGGTATTTCATTGGTGTTGTATCCTTCTTTAAAATATTTCTTTAATGTATCATCTTTTTGAAAGGTTAGGTTTCTTCGCTCTGCACAAGCCAATAGACTTAGGGGTTGCTTCTGCCCTCTCTGTAAAAGGTATTCAGCAAGCATTGTATCGTATATCTCTCCCTCGTATTTAAACCCTGATGACCAGAGCCACATCAAATCGTGTTGGGCATTATGCATAATCAATAAGGTTGTTTTGTCTAGTATAGTTTGTAACAGTTTGGCATTAGCCCCAGTACGGTCATTCTCTTCTACATGGTCAAACGTCAGCAGGTATCTCTCACTCGGTATATCCACATTCTTAGTCCCCACTTGAACCAAGAAGTTATTAGCTTCAAACGGATCCATGTGTGTCTTGCCGTTGCGTTTAGTAGTTGTGTTCTCTACATCTAAAACTATTCTCATTCCTGTTTAACGTAACATGCGCCCAAACAATCGGGGCAAGTCTCTGCATTAACACAAGGACTATCTGGGTCAGACGGAAAATATTCAACTTCGTAAACTAATCCTCTACCGTGACAAGTAAAGCAAGTAGTCCGGGGGTGTTCTGGATTATAGTACATCATATTCTTTTCTCCTTATGCTGTATACTGCGCTATGTCACCTGCCAGTTGGCAAGTAATACGTCCATGAAATCCACCCTGTAATTTGTTCTTAGCTATATTCAAGTGTCTCTCTGTGTCTTCCATCTCATTACCTTCCATAACCCTATTCTTACCTATAAGTATCATTAGGTCAGCTTCGGCTGCTTTGCCTGTCTTACTGCCCTCTAACATTGACTGGTCAGGCGTAGCTAAACCTTCTGCTGCGGCACTTAGCTGAGACAACCAGAACACTGCACAATTATATTCTTTAGCTATGTTCCTGGCATGGATGGCGGCATCTCTTAAGTAGATATCTGTCTTGTCACTTGTCCTGGGGGCAAACTTATCTCCCATGTCGAGTATAACTATGTCTGGCTTAGTAGCTTTGATAACAGCCTCAACCCAAGCCAAGTCTTTACCTGTAGCATCCTTAATCTTTATGTTACTATTTACTTTATCATACCTCATGCTTGCCTTAGAAGTGTTTGATTTTATCTCATCAAGCGTCATAGTTGTTGCGGCTGACAGGTATCTTGCACCTACCCGGTGTGAGGACTCCTCATTACATAGGACCACACACTTAGCCCCTTGGGATGCAAAGCCATGAGGGGAAGCTATCATAGAAGCATGGAAGGATGTCTTCCCTGTATTGGGTCTAGCCCCCACAATTATAAAGTGTCCTCCACTAACACCCTCAACCTTACGAGTTAACGTAGGTATGTTAAACTTCCACTGTGTCTCAGTCTCATTAGCTTTCAGTAAGGTAGTTATGCTCATGTCCTCAAACTCCATCTTTAAGTTAGGGGTAAAATCATCTTGATAATTCTCTATAATCCTCCGTAAGGGCTCCAAGGTGCTTTCAGTGCCATTAGCATAAGAGAAACCAATATTAGCTACCTCCTC